ACCTGACTAACTCAACACTTTTCTGGAAGTCTATTGCAGGAAGACCAACAACTAACTCTTACGTTTCTGATAGAAACGGTAAGCATGATGCTCTTCACGTCGTAGTTGTTGACGATACTGGATCAATCACAGGAATCAAGGGCAATATCCTTGAAAAGCATCTTGGTCTTTCTAAAGCACTGGATGCAGTCTCCAGTGTAAATGCTCCTCAGAGAATCTACTATAAGGATTATATTGCAGATTTCTCCGAAAATATCTTTGCTGGATATAACCCATCTCAAGCAGATGATACTGTCAATAACACTTATCCAAGAGCAACTGGATTCTCAACAGATTACACTGCAGTAACAACTGCCGATGGTCTGTTTGGTTTAGATGCACAGGATACAACCTTCTCCGCAATTGGAAACGTTACTTATACTTTTGGTAGTGGTGAAGATTACTCCACTACTGGTGGAATGGGAGCAACTCTTTCCAACCTCGTTACTTCTTATGATCTCTTCGCTAATAAGGATGAGATTGAAGTAGACTTCTTGATCATGGGTCCTGGTGGTTCAACTGTATCTGAATCTCAAGCAAAAGCAAACAAACTCATTGCTCTTGCAGATGCAAGAAAAGATTGTATTGCAGTTGTTGGTCCACACAGAGGAGACCTTGTAAATGTAACCAATTCTACTACTCAGACTGACAACCTGATCAACTATTTCTCAGTACTGAATTCTTCTTCTTACGCAGTATTTGATTCTGGTTATAAGTATCAGTATGATAGATTTAACAATGAGTTCCGCTATGTTCCTGCAAACGCAGACGTTGCTGGAATGATGGTTCGCACATCTCTCACTGCTTTCCCATGGTTCTCACCTGCAGGTCAGCAACGCGGTATCATCAATAATGCGATCAAGTTGGCATACAACCCAACTAAGGCAGAAAGAGATCGTCTCTATCCTAAGAGAATTAACTCCTTTATCACCACACCTGGTGTCGGAACACTTCTCTTCGGTGATAAGACAGCACTTGGTTTCCCATCTGCATTTGATAGAATCAATGTTCGTCGTTTATTCCTTACTATTGAGCAAGGACTGGAGAGAGCAGCACAAGCTCAACTCTTTGAGATAAATGATGATCTCACAAGAGCAAACTTCAGAAATATTGTAGAACCATATCTCCGTGATATTCAAGCGAAGAGAGGTCTCTATGGATTCTTGGTTGTCTGTGATGAAACAAACAACACTCCAGATATTATAGATAATAATGAGTTTAGAGCAGACATCTTCCTGAAGCCTGCCAAGTCCATCAACTACATCACCCTCACTTTCGTCGCCACGCGCACAGGCGTAAGTTTTGAGGAAGTAGCTGGTAGAGTTTGATTATTATATCTAAATAACAAAAGGAGGATTCAGAAATGGCCAATTCAATTACAGATTTTAGAAAAGCACTTAATGGGGGCGGTGCACGCCCCAATCTATTTGAGGTCACATTCCCAACAAATGGTGTATTCCAGTTGACTGGTGGAAGTGATGCTCAAGAAGATTTAAGAATGCTTGTAAAAGCAGCTCAGCTTCCTGCTTCAAACGTTGCTGCGATTGATGTTCCTTTCAGAGGAAGAATCATGAAGGTTGCTGGTGATCGTACATTCGACACCTGGACTGTTACTATTATGAATGATGTTGATTTTACATTGAGAACTTCTTTCCAGAACTGGATGCAGCAGATTGCTCAGTATCAAGATGGTTCTGGTATTCAAGATCCTAATGGATACAAGTCAACTGCAAGGGTTACTCAGTTACAGAGAGCAACTTCAAATCTTTCAAGCACTGGCGGTTCAGGTTTAGTACCTGCATACACTTATGATTTCTTCGGCATTTTCCCAACTAACATCAGTGCTATTGATCTCTCATACGATTCTGGTGATACTATTGAAGAATTTACAGTTGAGTTTCAAGTAGATTACTGGGCACCTCAAGGTGTTACCGATTCTATTGATACTACTCCTGTCTGATGATTGATTAATGTCCCTACTAAATAGTAGGGACAAATAAGTTTGTAATAATGTCTGGTAAGTTATTTGGGTTCTCAATAGAGGACACAGAACCACTATCTCCATCAGCGGTCTCCCCCGTACCTCCCAATAATGAGGACGGGGCTGACCACTATATGAGTAGTGGTTTTTTTGGTTCTTATGTAGACATTGAAGGTGTATATCGCACTGAATTTGATCTCATCAAAAGATATCGTGAGATGGCATTACATCCTGAAGCAGATAGTGCTATTGAAGATATTGTAAATGAAGCAGTTGTTTCGGATACAAATGATAGTCCTGTAGAGATTGAACTTTCAAATCTCAATGCAAGTGATGGAATTAAAAACAAAATTCGCAAAGAATTTAAGCATATTCTCAATCTTTTAGACTTTAATAAAAAAGCACACGAAATCTATAGAAACTGGTATATAGACGGAAGACTTTATTATCATAAAATTATTGATCTGAAAAATCCTCAAGAAGGAATTCAAGAGTTGAGATATATTGACGCAATGAAAATGCGTTATGTTAGGCAGCAGAAGAAACCAAAAAATGATATATCCTCTGTTGTGAGAATCAAGAGTGATAATCCTATGGATTATGATTTCCCAGAGATTGAAGAGTATTTCATTTACAATCCAAAGTCAGTTTATCCAACTGGCAATCCCATGCAAACTGGGGCAAATCAAGGAATCAAAATTGCAAGAGATTCAATCACATATTGTACCTCAGGTCTTGTAGACAGAAATAAAGGATCAACTTTATCATATCTCCATAAAGCAATCAAATCTCTCAATCAACTTAGAATGATTGAAGATTCTTTGGTTATTTACAGATTGTCAAGAGCACCAGAACGTAGAATTTTTTATATTGATGTTGGCAATCTTCCAAAGGTAAAAGCAGAACAATATCTTCGCGATGTCATGATGAGATATCGCAACAAACTTGTTTATGATGCAAATACTGGAGAGATTCGTGATGATAAGAAATACATGGCTATGCTTGAGGATTTCTGGTTGCCTCGAAGAGAAGGAGGACGTGGAACTGAAATTTCTACTCTTCCGGGGGGTCAAAACCTTGGAGAGATCACAGATATTGAATACTTTAAAAAGAAACTTTACAGGTCCCTTAACGTACCGCCAAGCAGAATGGACGGAGAAGGTGGATTTAATCTTGGTAGATCCTCTGAAATCCTCAGGGACGAACTGAAATTTACTAAGTTTGTTGCACGTTTGAGAAAGAGATTTTCCAATATGTTTAACGACATGTTGAAGACTCAACTAATTCTAAAGAACATCATTACTCCTGAAGATTGGGATTTGATGAGTGAGCATATTCAATATGACTTCCTTTATGATAATCATTTCTCTGAGTTAAAAGATGCAGAACTTCTTAATGAAAGATTGACTCTTGTTCAGACTGCTCAACCATATATTGGTAAGTATTATTCTCAAGACTATGTTCGTCGTAAGATTCTTCGCCAGACTGATGAAGAAATCATTGAGCAAGATGCACTGATTGAAAAGGAAATCAAGGATGGTGTGATTCCAGACCCAGCAACAATTGATCCTCAAACTGGAATGCCTTTAGATTCTGCAGCAAATATGGATTTGGGTGCTCCGGTAATGGAACCTGAAGTTGATGGATCTTCAACAGAGGCACCAGAACTTCCCAAAGGTGGAGAAATATAAATACCCATAGTCGTATAATATACATTTAAATGGATGACCTTTTAGATATGATCATTGCTGACGAGTCACCATCTCAAATCAGTGATACAATTAAGGATTTTCTCTATGCAAAATCTGCTCAAAGAGTAGATGCATTTCGTCCTATGGTAGCTAATACTGTTTTTGGTGGAGAAGATCAAATTGAAGTAGAGACTGAAGAGGAAGTAGTCTGATGGCATACGTTCGCCACGATGAAAATAACAATCCAGTAGTTCCACAACCAGGATCAACAGGTGTTAATGTTCTTGGCGGAACAACTGGCTGGACTCAAGTTTCTTATTTGGATTTCAATGCTGATTACATTGCATATACTTACAACAGTGTAGCAGGAATAGGAACCAGAACACCATCAGAATATCAACGTCATGATGAGAACAATAGTCCAGTTGGAGTTGGTACTTATCAAAGGCACGATGTAAATAATGATCCCATAACGAGTCCATAACTATAAATAATAAATAAAGACCTGTTTTCACGATGAAACTAATCAGAGAAGAGATAGAATCAGTAGAATTTCTTGTCGAGCAAAAGAACGGTAAGAAATCTATGTATATCGAAGGAGTTTTCCTTCAGGGCAACATTAAGAACCGCAATGGTCGTATGTACCCTATGGAGACACTTCGTCGTGAGGTTTCTCGTTATAGCGAAAACCATGTTCAAGCAGGTAGAGCACTTGGAGAACTTGGTCACCCAGATGGTCCTACCGTCAACCTTGACAGAGTTTCACATAAAATTATTTCTCTAAGAGAATCTGGATCCAACTTTATTGGTAAGGCAAAAATCCTCAATACCCCAATGGGTAAGATTGCATCTTCTTTGATTGAAGAAGGTGTAAAACTTGGAGTTTCTTCTCGTGGTATTGGATCATTAAAAATGACCCGTGAGGGTGTTAATGTAGTTGGCGATGATTTTATGTTAGCAACTGCTGCTGATATTGTTGCAGATCCTTCTGCTCCGGATGCTTTCGTTGAAGGTATTATGGAAGGTAAAGAGTGGGTATGGGATGGAGGTATTCTTCGTGAGAAGTTTGCAGAAAAAACATACAAAGAAATTAACACTCTTGTAACTCAAAAGCAGTTGGATGAACGTAAGTTAGATATGTTCAATAACTTCTTATCGAATCTTTAATTATATAAATAAATATAGTTTTAATACGGAAAAAAACGGAGAGTCAAAATGTCTCGTGGCAAAAAATTACAAGAAATGGAAGTAAAGACACAGCAATCCCGCACCGCTGTTAATGCTGGAGCTAAAGCTGCTGAACCTATGGCACATATGGCAGACCCTGGCACCCAGTTAGGTAGTGTTGAGGATCTTGGTGGACCTACTCCAGAAAACTACAAACCCGATGACGATTCAGCAAAACTGAAGACACCTGGTGGTACTCTTAAGCAAGTAAGAGATGTTGTTAACAAAGGAGCAAAAGCAGCAGAGTCAATGCCTACCATGAAAAAAGAAGAAGAAGAACTCTCCACAGAAGAGACAATTGAAGAAGAAGAAGTTTCAACTGAAACTGTTGTCTCTGAAGACGAATCCGTAGAAAAAACTTCAGAATATGATATCGAAGAAGATGTTAATGCTCTTCTTGGTGGCGAAGAACTCTCTGAAGGGTTCAAAGAAAAAGCAAAAATTATCTTTGAAGCAGCAATCAACTCCAAGATTGCAGAAATCAAAGAAGCATTAGAAGTACAATATCAAGAGAAGCTGTCCGAAGAAATCCAAGCAGCAAAAGAATCACTCTCTGAGCGTGTTGATTCTTATCTTGAATATGTTGCTGACGAGTGGTTTGAAGAAAACGCACTTGCAGTTGAATCTGGTCTTAAGACCGAAATGACCGAATCATTCCTTTCTGGAATGAAGGGTCTTTTTGAAGAGCATTATGTAACAATCCCTGAAGAAAAATATGATGTGCTGGAAAGCATGGTAGTAAAACTTGATGATATGGAGACAAAACTCAACGAGCAAATTGAGAAGAACATCTCCCTTAACAAGCGTCTCTCTGAGTCGGTTGCTGATGGGATTTTAGATCAAGTCTCTGAAGGTCTTGCACAGACTCAGAAAGAGAAGCTCGCTTCACTTGCCGAAAGTGTTGAGTTTGAAAGTGAAGAACAATATCGTGACAAGGTGGAAACACTCAAGGAGTCATATTTTGCCTCCAAGAAAGAGTCCTCCGCTGCTAAAACTGAAACCCTCTCAGAAGGTGTAGATTCCTCTGGTTCAGAGTCTTACTCTGATTCAATGGCTGCATACATCAGAACACTGGGTTCTTTTAGCAAGAACAACTGAATTTAATATTAAATCAAACACAAACGTATTTTAGGTAACCGCAAATGTTCCAATCCGAGCATCTGCAGGAAAAGTGGGCACCTCTCCTCAATCATGAGGGTCTTGATAAAATCACAGATTCCCATAAGAGAGCAGTAACCGCAGTCCTGTTAGAAAACCAAGAAAAATTCCTCCGTGAGCAATCCGCATTTGAAAATGGCGGAATGCTTGCTGAGCAACCCAACGTCAATACCCAGTCTACTACTAACACTCCCGGTTTTAGTGCAGCTGCATCTTCACCCGTTGCAGGTTTTGACCCCGTACTGATCTCCCTGATCAGACGCTCCATGCCCAACCTGGTCGCATATGACCTGGCTGGCGTTCAACCCATGAGTGGTCCTACCGGACTCATCTTCGCAATGCGTTCGAAGTACAGTACTCAGGGTGGTTCTGAAGCACTGTTCGACGAAGCAGATACCGCATTCTCTGGTCAGCCTGCTGGTCTGGATGATGCAAACGGATTCTCTGATGCTGCTGCTGGTCTTGGTACCACTGCACAAGCAGGTAGCAATCCTAGTCTCCTGAACCCTGTTGGTTCTGCTTCTTCCACTGGCTACAATGTTGGTCAGGGTATGCGTACTGACAGTGCTGAAGCACTGGATGGCACCGGCACCGATGCCTTCAACCAGATGGCATTCTCGATCGAGAAAGTCACTGTTACCGCCAAGTCAAGAGCACTCAAGGCTGAGTACTCTTTGGAACTGGCACAAGACCTGAAGGCAATTCATGGTCTGAATGCTGAGGCTGAACTCGCAAACATTCTCTCCACTGAGATTCTTGCTGAGATCAACCGTGAAGTCATCAGAACTGTCTACAAGATTGCTGAAGCTGGTGCTCAAACCAACGTCGCAACTGGTGGTGAGTTCGACCTCGATATCGACTCCAACGGTCGTTGGTCTGTTGAGAAGTTCAAGGGTCTCCTGTTCCAAATCGAGCGCGATGCTAATGCTATTGCACAGCGCACTCGTAGAGGAAAGGGTAACATGATCCTCTGCTCTGCTGACGTTGCTTCTGCACTCACCATGGCAGGTGTTCTTGATTACACCCCTGCACTCAACGCTAACCTCAACGTTGATGACACCGGTAACACCTTCGCTGGTGTACTCCAAGGTAAGTACAGAGTTT